CTACGCAATCTAGTTATTCTTGTTTAACTAACGATGGTATGTATGAGCAGAACGAATGGGCTTATTGTCATTTTTCAAGATGTGATGATTACACTGTAATGTTTCACCACAATAGAGAAGCAAATCAAGTTCATAACTTTATAATTATAAACAGTGAGCAAAGACCATTTTATCATTATTACCAAGCACCTAACAGTACATTTAAAAGATTTCATATAGATGGTTTCAGATCCATACCTTATGTTGGTATTGGTGGTGGTGATATAATTTTTCAAGATTCATACATACAAAATAAATACTACAAACAAATACCTGATATATATGCTGGTTATACAGATACATTTGGTATTGTTGATAGTAATGATTACTTTGGAAATGGTGGTGGCGATAGTAGATGTCAAAACTTAAGAGGTGGTGGTCACTGGATGACGAGTCAATATACAGACTGGTGTTTTGAAGAAGGGTTAAATGCTGTTGTTGAAAACTCTTACAATTTAAAATGGAACAGAGGTGGTAACATATGGGACGTTGTAAATTTAAGAAGTGAGTATTATTATGTTGGTCAAGAAATAGTTCACGTTCCAGCAAATACAGCTGTTACAATAAAAGGAGAGTTTAAAGGTCAAGCAACTGGTTCTTGGAGTTATCCATATTTAAGCGCTAAACAGCATGGTAGATCGTATCAATATTATTCAGCTTATACAGGTCAAACAGATTATGTTGCTGACACAGACACTAATGCAAAAAATAGTTTGTTTTATAACTTCCTAAAAAGAGAACAGTTTAGTGGTACTAATGGGTTATGGCAAACAAAAACACTTAATATAGCTGCGCAAAAATATGCTTACACATTAATAACAGGATACGAAATAGATAGTGATAATCAAGAAGAAATAGGACAAATAAGAGATTTAAAAATTATATTTCCAGGTCCTGTTAAAACAAGAAATAAATTTGGTAGTAGAACAGAGACAAGTGTAAATAGAAAACGAATATCAGGAAGAATATAATATGACTAAATTTTTAAACGACATAAATTTATCAGCAGGAAATGACATTCAGTTTAAAACAACTGCAGGTGTTAATGCTGGTAAGATAGAACAAGATGGTAATAACTTAGTATTAAGCAATGCTGTTGGTGATGTTTTACTAGGTGACGGTTCGTCTGATATTTTTATAGGTGATGGTACTAACAATGTTGATATTATATTTGAACAGTCTGGTGCTATAAAAGGTGATGGTAGTGCTGTAACACTTACATTAGGTGGTGCTAATACAACTTTAAACTTAGAAAATCCTAACATAAGCGGTAGCCTTAGTATAGGTGCTACAACAATAAACAACAAACTTACGTTTACAACTACAAATGGTTTTATACTATTTGACTACGAACCATCAGGTGATACAGGCGAATACACAACAGAAGTTCCTTTAATAAAAGTTGGAATAGGTACAGGTGAAACTACAATACTCGCAAGAATAAGTGAGTATAGAGGTGTTGTTTTAGGTGCTGACGATACGGTTTGGTTACAAGCTGGTGACACTAAATCTGTTATAAAATCTAATGTAGGTTTAACAACTGAGCAAGTATTAATGTCAGCTGAAGGTGGTTTTCACGCTTACGGTTTTCCTGGTAACGACACGTCTTGGGCCAATAGAGTAGAGTTTAAGTTTAGAGCTGATAGTACAACTGCCAGTGAAAATGGTTTGTATATAGGTGACGGTGGTTACACTCAGTTTATAGACTTAAGTAGAAACTTAAAAAATATTGGAACAATAAGTTCTGGAGCTATAACCTCATCTAGTAGAATAACTTCAACAAAAACATCTACTCATGTGTCGGGAAATATAACTGATGCAAACGCACACTTAGATTTATATAACAGCTGGACGAGTAATACAGATCAAAAAGGATCTATCATAACATTTACAGATAATTATTATGATGGTAGTAATTATCATAAAACAACTAGAGCTGCTATAAAAGGTGGTACTGATACTATTGGTAACACAGCTGATGGCTATTTAGAATTTTACACAGACTCAGGAGGTGGTAACTCACCAACGCTAGCTCTTAGATTAGACAAAGACCAAAACTCAACTTTTTCAGGTAATATAGCTGTTGTTAAAGGTAGTGCAACGGTAAAAGTGGAAGAGAGTGGTGGTGCTGACGTAAGAATGGTTGCTGGTGGATCAACTGGTTATATTGGAAATTATAGTAATGATCAGTTGAATATAATGCAGAACGGTGCTTCGGCAATAACAATAGACACTAGTAAAAACTCAACTTTTACAGGTGATGTTGCCTTAGCAGATGGTAAGGCAGTAAAGCTAGGTAGTGGTGGTACATTCCAATTATGGCATCAATCTGGTACTAATGGTAATAGTTTTATTGACGAGCAAAGCACAGGTGAATTATTCATAAGGTCTAACAGTATTATAAGATTAGCTCATTATGCTAATAATACTTATTCAGCTACTTTTAATCCAGCTGGTGCCGTAGAACTTTACTATAATACGGCTAAGAAATTTGAAACCCATTCTGCAGGTGTTACTGCAACAGGAGATGTTGTCGCAACAGATGGTAGTGATACAGCAACTCTTAAATTCTCAGGTTTAGTTTTAAGTAGAAGTAATTCTTACATACAATCAAATGCTGATAATTCTGATACACTTAATATTGGACAGTCATCAGTGAGATGGGGACACGTAAAATTAGATGCTGCTGACTTTGCGGTTTTTAATGGTGGTACTGAAAGGTTTAAAATTAACTCAAGTGGTGTTGCATCTTTTTCAGGTAACATTACCGCTGGTACTAATAGTATAACCGCATCTCAGTATTACGTTCAAGGCACGTACCCAAGAATTTACTTGTCTGACACAAACAGTGACGACGATTACTCTATAATAAATGACAATGGTACTTTTGTCGTTTATAACGATACTGATAGCTCAACTGCTTTTGCTATAGCTGGTAATAACAACGTAACTTTTGCAGGGACTGTAACTGCTAATGGTACCACGTTAACTGGTAATCAAGACATTTCTGGTATTGCAACAAACGCTACTGCAATTTCTAATATAACAGAATTTCCAGGTTTTGGTACTAGTAGTACAACGGCTTTACGTGGTGACACTACAATACCTTCAGTAGCAGGTTTAGCAAGTACATCTTACGTAGATACAGCTGTAGCAAATATAGTAAACTCAGCACCAGCCGCTTTAAACACATTAGATGAGTTAGCAGAAGCCTTAGGTGATGATGCAAACTTTAGCACAACAATTACAACTAGCATAGGTACTAAAATGGCAAAAGCTGGAGGAACATTTACAGGTGCTATAACAATGGGTGGTGACACAAATATGAATGGTCACTCTATATTTGAAAATAGTGAAAATACGCACAGTATTGATTTAAGTGATCACAGTGGTTACACTTGGCTTAGAAATCAATATAATGGTTGGGTGTTTCAAGGTGGTACTGCCGGAGATGACTGGACACAGTCTGTTAGATTAACGCTAGAAGCTACCGATTCATCTAACAATAATAAATGGGTAATTCTTGGTCAACAAAATGCTAATCAAACAGAAGGTAAATATAAAGGTGTACGTGTAGTTAAATATAATAGCGGTACTCAAGATGGTGATTTTCAAGCAGGTACTGCAACTTTTACAGGAGCAGTAAGTCTTACTGGTGGTGCTTTATCTATATCTGGAGATGGTAGTAATGCTGTAACATTTACAGAAAGTGGTAGTGGTGATTTTACTATTGATGCTCCTGATGATATTAGATTAGATGCTGGTGGTGGAGATATAGTTTTAAAAGATGATGGTACTGAATTTGGTAGATTATCTAACGCGTCTGGTGATCTTATTATACAGAGTACAACTTCAAACGCAGATATAAGATTTCAAGGTAACGATACCGGCACAACTATAACACCTCTTGCGTTTGATATATCTGACAATGGTGCGGCAACTTTTTCAGGAGCTTTAACTTTTACTGATGGAGGTATAACTACAGCTGCAAATTATTTTCAGTTAAACACTCCTTCTGGTTATATTCAAATAGGGGCAATGAATGGGAGCCATGCTCATATATACACTGATAGACCTAGTTTTTACACAAACAAACCTATACTTGTTTCAGGTGCTACTGTTTTAACAACATCTTCTGGAGTTTCTATATCAGGTGCTCAAACTATAAGCGGTAATAAAACATTTGCTGGCATACCTGTTTTTGAAAACGCAACTTATTGGCAAGTTTCAGGTACTGATTACGCTGTTCAAAGGGCAGATGCTAGAGATGACTCTACAACAGAAGCAAGACTACATTGGTATGGTAATGATGCTTCAGGTGGTACAACTAATTTTAAACATGCTTATTATGATGGTGGTAGTTATATAAACGTTACAGCCGCTAGTGGTCAACTTAGAATTGGAGGTGAGTTAGAGGCCGATGGCTTAGATATAAACGGTAATGCTGACATATCAGGAACTCTAAATGTTTCAAGTAACATAACAACCAACCACGTTTTACCTGTTACTGATTCTACTTACAACGTAGGCTCAAGTTCAGTAAGATATGCAAATGGTTATTTTGATAATGTACATGGTGATGGTAGCAACTTAACAAACGTATCAGCAACTGATAGTACAAAACTACCTTTAGCTGGTGGTACAATGTCTGGTGACATTACAATGGGTAATAACGATATTATTGGTGTAAAGTTTATACAAGCTAATGGAAATGTAGATATTAGGACTGGTTCTGGCGAATACGCTTTACACGCTGCTCAAGACGGGCAAGTTGCTCTATACACTAATGGTGTAAAAAAGTTTGAAACAACAAGTATTGGTGCAGATGTAACTGGTGGTACTTTAGGTTTTAGCACTGCCGGTGATATTACATTTCCTGATAATTCTGGAGCTGCTTTAGAGTTTAAAGAAGGTAGTAATCTATACATGAGATTTATTACTACAAATGGTGGTGAAGCAATTCAAATGGAAAAAGCTACAACTATATCAAATAGTTTACAAGTAAACGCGCTTACTGCTACAACTGGTGACTTTAACGGTAATTTAGCGGTTGAAGATGAAATACATTTAACAGATGGTGGTTCAACAATAAGAGGTAAGTTATTATTAAATTCTTCAGACAGAGATAATGTAGAATTAAGAGCTGAGTCGCTAGGTTCAACAATGAAGTTTTTTACAGTTGGTACCGAAGCGCTTGAGCTGGATGCTTCTCAAAACGCAAATTTTGCAGGTGATGTAAAAGCTCAAGATAAAGGATTTCAAGCAGGAGCAGGTGGTGATAAAGATGGTTTTGTTTTTCATGATTTATATACTGCTGGTGGTAATCATTGGGGTTATAAAGCTTTTACAAATAATAGCAATGCTAGGTTAAGTATTGTAACAAATGGTACTGAGCAACTATCTATAAACAGTTCTGGTAACGTTGGTGTAGGAATTACAAGCCCTGTATCAACATTTCATGTTTATGAAAATAGTACCGAAACGTCACAAAATGCTGGTATAACAGTTGAAAACGACGGCAATGGAGATGCTACTGTTCAGTTTTTATTAACAGGCATTAGAAGATGGGCTACTGGTATAGACCATAGTGATTCTGATAAATTTAAAATAGCTAGCTCTGGTGACTTAGGTAGTGACGCAAAATTTACTTTAGATACTTCTGGTAACGCAACTTTTGCAGGCACAGTTGAGGCAAGTTCTTATAAAATTTCTTCTACAACTATATTACAAGGTAGTACAAATGTAACTTTAGGTTCAGCCGGTGGTACAGGTACTATATCTTTAACTACTCATACTAGCACACCTTTTAAAATAGAAAATGACGATACTATAACAATTAGCAGCGACACTACTTTTGGTGGTAATGCTTTTGGCGGTACATATCTTGGTGTTGGTGCAAATGGTGTAACTCAATGGGGTGCAAGTAGAGGTATTATGACTTGGGGCTCTGGTTACGCTTCAATATATGCTAGCGGAAGCAATGAGCTTTGGCTAGGAGCTAGTGGCGCTAGTGATAAAAGTATTGTTTTAGATGGTTCAACTGTAACAATAAATTGTAACGCAGATATATCAGGTCACTTATCTGTAGACACGGTAACCGCTTCAACTATTGACACTGACAAATTTGTAGTTATTGATAGTGGTAACAGATTTTATTATAGAACTGGAGCAGAAGTAAGATCAGATATTGGTGCTGGTACATCTAATTTTGATGGCGCTTATGCTTCTTTGTCAGGTAAACCTACAATACCATCAGGTAATCAAATTATAGACTGGACGGTAGATCAAGGTTCTACAAACATACATACCGGTAATTACAACAATACTGATACGGTTGATATGGGTAGTGGTTTTATAGTTGCAAACAACGGTGGAACTAATCAATTTACTATTGTTGAAGACAATGCTTTAAGATTTGCAGGGACTGGAGCAACAACTGTAGCTTTTAATTCTACAACTAAAAAAGTAACAATTGATTCTCCTGCAGAAACGTACACAGCTCACGAAAGTATATCACAAGCAACATCAAACCTAAATAATTCAGGTAGAACTTATATACAAGATATAACTTTAGATAGTAATGGACACGTAACCGCGGTTGGAGTAGCGTCTGAAAGTGATCAAACATCTGTATCAGGTTCTTCTGGGTCTTGTACAGGTAACGCTGCTACAGCAACTCAAGCTACAAATACTATAAACTGTAAAACAACTTCAGTTAGTAATTCTACTGATTATTTTGGTGTTTTTGTTGATAGTAACGGTAATGGTTTTCAAGATCTTCATGTTGGTGCTGGTTTAAAATATAATCCTAGCTCAGATATTTTAACAGCTGGTAAACTAACTTCAGATACAGTAAGAATTGTTGAAGATGCAAAAAGTACTGGTATTGATGGTACTGCTGGTGCTGGTCAAGCATGTATGACTATTACTGGTGCGGGTGCTGGTAACGAGTCCAATATTACTCTTAAAATGGTAGGTACAGCACATGGTAGTCCTGTTAAGATAAAAATGACGGCAGAAGATACAGAAGGTAATGGAGCTGGTAATGGTATGATTTCTTACCACCCAGATACAGATACACTTGGTATAGGGCAAACTACAACACATAACTCGATGGCTATGCTAATAGACAACAGTGACGTTGTATCGTTTAAAAACCAAGCTACATTTACTAATGGTATTGATGTAACATCAGGCGTTAACTCAACAAGCAAAACAACTGGTACAGTTAAAGTTGCTGGTGGTGTTGGTATTGTTAAAACACTAAACGTTGGTGGAGATGTAGTTGCTTATGCATCATCTGATAAAAGATACAAAGATAATTTACAAGCAATAACAAACCCTATTGACAAGGTTAAAAGTTTAACTGGGTATACATTTACTTGGAACGATAAACACGAACAATTTAATGGTAACAATGATATTGGTGTGGTTGCTCAGGAAGTTGAAAAAGTATTTCCTGAAATAGTTGACACAAGAGATGATGGCTACAAAGCTGTTAAATATGAAAAAATGGTTGCTGTATTGATAGAAGCTGTAAAAGACCAACAAAAACAAATTGATGAATTAAAAGCTATTATAGATGGTAGTTCCAAGTAGTGGTGCGATAAGTCTTATTGGTATAAAAAATGAAGTAGATCAAGAAGACTACGATGCAGGAGAAGAGGAGTACACAAATATATCTTTAACTAATCTAGCTACTCAAACAACTTTTAACGCCAACTCTGGTAGCGCGCCAAATTCATCTACGCCACACGGTATGTCAGAGTGGTATGGTTATGATCACGATGCAGCAGCTTCGTTTGTTAATGCTAAAGCTGTTTCTAAAACATTATCAACTGGTACTGCTAATAGTATTAACTTTGTTGACACTGATGATACATTTAATTTTACAGGTACTACAGCATGGTCAATATCATTTTGGGTTAAAGCAGGTTGGAGTAATAGTTTAAATACTAACATACATTTTTTTATTGGCCAAAAACAAAACGCTTCATATCAGTTGTCAGATATGATTAAAGTTATATATACTGAAAGTACAAATAGAATACGTCTGCAGTACGGTAACAAAACAACAGCATCTGATGCTTGGACTAAACAAGGTGAATGGTTGTTTCACTCTAACTCAGGTGCTTATGCAGCTGGATATGCTGCGGCTGGTTTAGGTAGTACATATTGGAGTGCTAGTAATAGAGGTTATGTAAACAGTGATAATTATACGATGATAACTGTTACAAAATCATCAACAAATGCAGCTAGCGCAATGAAACTATACTGGAACGCTAACAACGCTGGTGCTCCACCAATTACTTACACGTCTGGTAGTGGTAGTCCAGCAATGAGTACTACTAATAATAGAAGTTGGAGTGTTGGATCTAATGGTGTTGCTAATGGTGAGATAAAAACTGGTAATAGCTCAGCAACAGTTTACAATGATTTAACTATGTGGAATAAAGAACTAAGTGCTAGTGAGGTTTCGTCGCTGTACAATAGTGGTACAGTAATGGATGCTACAACTCATAGTGCAAGTAGTAATTTAGTTGGATATTGGAAATGGGAAGGTAATGGTAATGCTACTGTGTCAAATGATAACTTCACAATATCAGGTGGCTCAGCAATTGTAAATAAATAACATGAATTATTATATATTATCAGAAGAAGTATTTGAAACAATAGAAAAAGATAATGTACATTTTATGCATAAAAGTATGGATCGTACAGAAAGATTAGTAGCTACGACAGATTTAGTTAGCGATCGTATTCGTAAGTTTAATAATATAAACACATGCTCAAGCTATACATTTACAAACCATAGTAATTGGGTTGGAGATGGAACTGGTGTTGAGGTTGAAGAATTAGAACAAGGAGGATATATTTCACAGGTAGACGATTAATGTAATTACTCGCTATTTTGTGTGATAGTATAAATAGATAAATAACAATAAATTAACTTAAATAAAATAAAAAATGGCAAAAAGAAAAACACCTAAGGTTGACTTAAAACCTACAAAGCTTACAGAAGATGAATTAAAATCATTACAAGAGCTTGTTAACAAAATTGAAATGCTTCAAAGAGAAGCAGGAGTTCTAGAACAAAGAAAACATGGAGTAATGCATGCTTTAACTACACTGCAAGAACAAGTAAATGAAATGCAAGTAGAATTAGAAAAAGTATATGGAAAGGCTGATGTTGATGTAAGAACTGGAGAGCTTAAATACCATGAAGACAATGGAAAAGCTAATTCGTAAAATTACTATAGGTAAAGATTATAAAAACGACGCAATGCACTACGCGGTTGGTCAAGAGGTTTATGGCGGTCACACTATATGTAACATATTAGAAGAGACTGATAAATACTCAATTTATATTAAAAAGAAAAAAGAGGTTATACCTTGGAAAGATTTTAATAAAAATATGGCTATTTCGGTAGAGTATAATTTAGAATACTAATGAGAAGTATCTACAATTTTGTTGTAGAACCTGTTGGGAATAGATATAATAACGCAAAAAAACTAGGTGATAAAGAATTAATTCTAAACACAGATATATTCAATCACAAATTTATAAACAGAAAAGCTCGTGTTATATCTACACCCATAATGGGTAACAACACAGGAATAAAAGTTGGTGATGAAATTATAGTTCATCATAATATATTTAGAAGATGGCATGATGTTACAGGTAAAGAAAGAAACAGCTCTAGCTGGATAAACGAAAATACTTATAGCATATACCACGATCAAATATACGCTGTCAAAACAAAAGACAGTTGGAAACCGTTAGATGGTTATATATTTTTACAACCACTAAAACAAGATGATAAGTTTTCAAATGAAAAAGAAAAGTTTATAGGCAAAGTTATTTACGGTAACAATGAATATAAAAAAGGAGATATACTCGGCTTTGCTAAAGTTGGCGCTAGATTTGAATTTGTTATAGATGGCCAAAGACTTTACAAGGTTAATTTAAATTTAATTACAATAAAATATGAATGTCAAGGAAACGAAGAAACGTATAATCCAAGCTGGGCATAGGGCAGTTGAAGAGCTGATTAAAGTAGCAAAAGAAGATATTGTTGATTCTGATGACGACATATCAGCTGATAGACTTAAAAATGCTGCAGCAACAAAGAAACTAGCTATATTTGACGCATTTGAAATACTTAACAGAATACAGGAAGAAGAAAACATACTTGAGGGTAAAGATACCGAAGAAAAAAAAGAAAGAGTATTTAAAGGCTTTGCAGAAGGAAGATCAAAATGACTTACGAACAAACACTATATAAAATAGTAGAGCCTATTAAAAAAACTACTATAACTAGGCTTAATAGAACTAAAAAATGGAAATATGGGTACAATAAAGAACATGATGTTGTCGTTATATCAAAAAATGGAACTATTGGTCAAGTATATGAAATACAAGGTCTGCAAGTTGCTTTACCAATGCAACCAAAAGATGTGTACGTGCATGAGCAAAAAAAGTGGCAACAAATAACGTACCCCAAAGAATTATCTAGATTAAAAAATATATTTGACTGGAGATCATACCCTGAAGAATCAAAAGAACAGTGGTTTGATTATATAGACGAAGAGTTTAAAAGACGTGAAGAAGGTTTCTGGTTTTTAAACGGAAAAGAAGAAACATATGTAACTGGTACTCACTACATGTATTTGCAGTGGAGTAAAATTGATGTAGGTGCACCAGACTTTAGAGAGGCTAACAGATTATTCTATATATTCTGGGAAGCTTGCAAAGCAGATAAAAGGTGCTATGGTATGTGCTACCTTAAAAACAGACGATCTGGTTTTTCATTTATGTCTTCGGCTGAAACAGTTAACCAAGCTACAATATCAAGTGATGCAAGGTTTGGTATACTATCTAAAACAGGTGCTGATGCTAAAAAAATGTTTACAGACAAGGTTGTACCAATATCGGTTAACTATCCTTTCTTTTTTAAACCGATTCAAGACGGTATGGACAGACCTAAGTCTGAGCTTGCTTATAGGGTTCCTGCAAGTAAGTTCACACGTAAAAAGATTACTGCTAATGAAAAGCAGGAAGACTTGGTTGGACTTGATACTACTATTGATTGGAAAAATACAGGTGATAACAGTTATGACGGAGAAAAGCTTCAACTGCTAGTACATGATGAAAGTGGTAAGTGGGAAAGACCAGATAATATATTAAATAACTGGCGAGTAACAAAAACTTGTTTACGATTAGGTAGTAGAATTATAGGTAAGTGTATGATGGGATCAACATCAAACGCATTAGACAAAGGAGGTGATAACTTTAAAAAACTATACAATGCATCAGACGTTACTCAAAGAAATAGGAATGGACAAACAAAGTCTGGCTTGTATTCTCTCTTTGTCCCAATGGAATGGAACTACGAAGGATTTATTGACGAATACGGACGTCCTGTTTTTGATACGCCTAGTGATGATGTCTTCGCCCCAGACGGAGAGTTAATAGATATAGGTGTAGTTGATCACTGGCAAAATGAAGCTGATGGTTTAAAGTCAGATCAAGATGCACTAAACGAGTTTTACAGACAATTTCCAAGAACTACGGAGCATGCGTTTAGAGATGAAGCTAGTAATAGTATATTTAACTTAATAAAAATATACGAACAGATAGACTACAACGAAGAAATGACAAGAACACTAGGTCTTTCAACAGGTAGTTTTCAATGGGTTAATGGAGTAAAAGATACAAGAGTTATATTTTACCCAGATCCAAAAGGTAGATTTAAAGTAAGTTGGGTACCACCAATACATTTACAAAACAATATTATTGTTAAAAATGGAATACGATACCCTGGCAATGATCACATGGGTGCTTTTGGTTGTGATAGTTATGATATATCAGGAACTGTAGATGGTAAAGGATCGAAAGGTGCTTTACATGGGTTAACAAAGTTTAGTATGGAAGACTGTCCACCTAGCCAGTTTTTCTTAGAGTATATAGCAAGACCACAAACCGCAGAGATATTCTTTGAGGACGTTCTAATGGCTTTAATTTATTACGGGATGCCAATGTTAGCAGAGAACAATAAACCTCGTCTATTGTATCATTTAAGAAGGCGTGGTTATAGAGGTTTTAGTATGAACAGACCTGATAAACTTTGGAATAAACTTTCAACAACTGAAAAAGAAATAGGTGGTATACCAAATACAAGTGAAGATATAAAGCAAGCTCACGCTGCTGCAATTGAAATGTACATACAAGAAAAAGTTGGTCAAACAAAAGAAGGTATTGGTAATATGTATTTTAACACAACTTTAAATGATTGGAGTAGATTTGATATTACTAAACGAACAAAATACGATGCTACAATTAGTAGCGGGTTGGCAATAATGGCTTGTAATAGACATTTGTATAGACCAAATCCAACAGTAAAAAAAGCATCAGTAGATATACAAATTGCTAAATACAGCAATAAAGGAACAAATACAAAAATAATTAAACAATAACATGGCAGATTCTCTACATAAAGAATTTCCTTCTCAAGTTGTCAGTGACTTAGAAAAAGTTTCTGACAAGTATGGGTTAAAAGTAGCTAGAGCTATTGAACTAGAATGGTTTGATGGTCCTGCTTCTAACCGATATTCTCAAACACAGAGAAAGTTTCATAATCTTAGGTTATACGCGAGAGGTGAACAATCAATACAAAAATACAAAGATGAGTTATCTATAAATGGTGATTTGTCTTATCTTAATTTAGACTGGACACCAGTGCCTATTATACCTAAGTTTGTAGATATAGTTGTTAATGGTATGGCCGGTAGGTCTTTTGATATAAAAGCATATTCACAAGATCAGTTTGGAGTTTCTAAAAGAACTGATTACATGGAAGGTTTGTTAAAAGATATGAGAACAAAAGACTTTAACAAGCAAGCTAAACAACAGTTTAACATGGATCTGTCTAAAAACGATCCTGAACAATTACCAGAAACGTTAGAGGAATTAAGACTTCACATGCAGTTAACTTATAAGCAAGAAGTTGAGCTAGCAAACGAGCAAGCTATAAATGTTTTGTTAGATGGTAGTAAATATGATTTAACTAGAAGAAGATGTTTAGAGGATTTAACAGTTCTAGGTATGGGTTGTGTAAAAACTATTTTTGACTGGTCTGAAGGAGCTCAAGTTAAATACGTTGACCCTGCTAACATAGTTTACTCACACAGTGACTCACCATATTTTGAAGATATATATTATATAGGTGAAGTAAAATACATACCTATAAATGAACTTGTAAAAGAGTTTCCACAGTTAACAGAAGTTGATCTTGAAATGATAGACAAGAGATACACTAGAATGGCTGATAACAGAATGCAAAGTTATAACAGAGATAGAAACAAAATATCTGTATTGTATTTTAATTACAAGACGTACATGAACAATGTATATAAAATTAAAAAAACTAGTACTGGTGGTGAAAGAGCTATTAGAAAAGATGATAGGTTTAATCCTCCTGCGGAAAAGCAAGTTGATTTTACAAGAGTAGAAAACGCACAAGAAGTATTATTTGAAGGAGCAAAAATATTAGGAACTGATATTATGTTAAAATGGCAAAAAGCTGATAACATGATGAGAGACAAAAGTAATTTTAATAAAGTAAAAATGAATTACTCGCTAGTTGCTCCTAAAATGTATAGAGGTAAAATAGAGTCTGTAGTTAGTAGAATAACTGGTTTTGCTGATATGATACAGCTTACGCATTTAAAAATACAACAAGTTTTATCACGTATGGTACCTGATGGTGTTTATTTAGACATTGATGGTTTAGCTGAGGTTGATTTAGGTAATGGTACAAATTACAACCCACAGGAAGCGTTAAATATGTTTTTCCAAACTGGTAGTATAATTGGTAGATCTTATACTGGCGATGGTGATCAAAACCCAGGTAAAATACCAATACAAGAAATATCAAATGGAGCTGGTGCTGGTGGTAAATTACAAGCGCTTATAGGTAACTATAATTACTACTTGCAGATGATTAGAGATGTAACCGGTTTAAACGAAGCTAGAGACGCTTCTACGCCAGACTCTAGATCACTTGTTGGTATACAAAAATTAGCTGCTGCTAATTCAAACGTAGCTACTAGACATATATTAGATGCTAGTTTGTTTTTAACTGTTGAAGCTGCAGAGCAATTATCACTAAGAGTTTCTGACATTGTAGAATACTCACCAACAAAAGATGCATTTATACAAGCTATTGGTGCTCACAACGTGGCTACATTAAAAGAGTTATCAGAATTACACTTGTATGACTTTGGTATATTTATAAACTTACAACCAGACGAAGAGGAAAAACAAGTTTTAGAAAACAATATACAAATGGCCTTGCAACAAAAATTAATAGACTTAGACGATGCTATTGATTTGCGTGAAGTTAAAAATATTAAAATGGCTAATCAGCTTTTAAAAATACGTAGAAAAAAGAAAGCAGAAAAAGATCAGCAGATGCAAGAAAGAAACATGAAGATGCAGCAACAAACAAATCAGCAGTCTGCACAAGCCGCATCACAAGCTAAAATGCAAGAAGAACAAGCAAAGCAAGAAGCAGCGCTAAACATGGAAAAAACTAAAAATGAATTAAAGTTACAGTACATGCGAGAAGAAGCAAAGCTTAAAAAAGAATTGATGGATCACGAGTTTGAAATAAATAGACAACTCAAAGGTATGGAAGCAGACGCTAAAGTACAACAAGACGGTATGAAAGAAGATCGTAAAGACCAAAGAGAAAGTCCAGAAAAGTTTGAGTCATCAGGTAATGATGTGATGGGTCAAGGCTTGGATATGGACGTTTAACTAATTATTTAATATTATTATATCATGGAAGAAAACAAAGAAGTAGTTGAAGAAACTACACAACAACCTGTGGACGAAACCACAGAACAATCACCAGTATCGATAAATGAAGATGGTGATTATAAAATAGATTTAACAAAAATACCAGAAGAACCAAAACCAGAAGAAAATGAAACCACAGAAACAACAGAAGTTGCAGAGGATAACCCTGTCGACGAGGGAGTGGTTGGAATCGATGAAGATGCCAATGCCCCAGAAGAACAAGAAGAAGTACAGCCGGAAGCTGAAACACAAGAAGAGATAGATGAACTTGTAAAGCTAAAGCAATTCATGCAAGAGACCGGTGGTAGTTTAGATGACTACGTAAAACTTAACACAAATGTTAATGAGCTAGATGACTCAGAGGTTTTAAACGACTATTACAAAAAAACAAAACCACATCTTAATAGCGAAGAAATTAACTTTATGTTAGAAGATCAGTTTTCATATGACGAAGACGAAGCTGATGAAAAAGAAATAAAAAGAAAAAAATTAGCCTTAAAAGAGCAAGTTGCTGAGGCTAAGGCCTATTTAGACGGGCAAAAGTCTAAATATTATGAAGAAATCAAAGGCAATTCTGTACAGCTTACAAGTGAGCAAACAGAAGCAATTGATTTTTATAACAACTACACGCAGGAAGAAGAGCAACAAACTAAAATTGTACAGATGCAAGCTGATGTATTCTTAGATAAAACCGAAAAGGTTTTTAACAACGATTTCAAAGGTTTTGAATTTAAAGTTGGTGACAAGCAGGTAACATACAATGTTAGTAACATAGACAAAGTGAAGCAGCAACAAAGTGACATAAATAACTTTATCGAAAAGTTTTTGAATAAAGAAAGTGTTATGGAAGATGCCGCAGGTTATCACAAAGGTTTATTTACAGCAATGAATCCTGACGCGGTTGCAAGTCATTTTTATGAGCAAGGAAAAGCTGACGCTATAAAAGAGTCGGTATCTAAAGCTAAAAATGTTAACACTGCCAGACAATCACACTCAGTGACTAAAGATGGTGTAACAGTTAGAGTTTTAGGTGATAGCTCAGATGACATGAAACTGCGTATTAAAACACGAAACTAATTATTAATTTAAAAACAATTTTAAAATGGCAGTAAATTTTCAAGGAACTGGTAAAATGACACCAGCTCCTATAAAACAAGTACTGGCAACAAACTATATTGATTTTACTTCAGCTGATGAAAAAGGCTGGGCACAACAATATTTGCCAGATTTAATGGAAAAAGAGGCTGAGATATTCGGTAACAGAACTATCTCTGGTTTCTTATCTAAAGTAGGTGCAGAAGAATCTATGTCTTCTGATCAAGTTATTTGGTCAGAGCAAGGTAGACTGCACTTAACGTACACTGACTGTACAGTAGCTAATGTAGGTTCTGGAGTTGATGGTGACGTAACAATAACAATGTCTGGAGCAAAGGATGTTGATGGTGGAGCTATCGGTAACAATCACGGTGTAAGAGTTGGTGATATGTTATTAGTTAGAAAAACTACAGTTGTTAAGAAGTTTTTTGTAAACGCAATATCTTCTGGAACAATTACAGCATTTGCTTACGATACTAACGCGGCTGATATGTCAGCTGGTTTAACTGGTTCTGCTGCAGCTACTATAATGGTATTTGGATCTGAGTTTGTTAAAGGATCTATCGGTAGAGACGGTGCTAATAAGCCACAATTCCAAACTAGAACTAACAAGCCAATCATATTAAAAGACAAGTATGAGATCTCTGGATCTGATGCTGCTCAAATTGGTTGGGTTGAAATTTCTGGTGAAGATGGACAAAACGGTTACTACTGGTACTTAAAAGCTTCTGGTGATACTAAAGCTCGTTTCAATGATTACTTAGAAATGGCTATGCTTGAGTCAGAAAAGTCAACTGCTAACGCAGGTTCAAACCCAATGGCACCATCAACAGTTACTGGCGCAGCTGGTAAAATTACTGGTACTGAAGGTTTATTCGCAGCTATTAACGATAGAGGTCACGTAACTTCTGACTTCCAAGGTGGTGTTATAACTTCTGAGGTTGATGACTTACTAGCTAAGTTAGATGAGCAAGGTGCTATTGAAGAGAACATGATGTTCTTAAATAGAACTGTAACTCTTAACTTTGATGACTGGTTAGCTTCTTTAAATGCTTACCACTCAAGTGGTACTTCTTGGGGAGTATTTAATAACTCAGAAGAAATGGCATTAAACTTAGGCTTTACTGGTTGGAGAAGAGGTTCTTATGACTTCTATAAGTCTGACTTTAAATATCTAAATGATAAAGGTACAAGAGCATCTATCGGTAACATCTCTGGTGTTATGATACCAGCAGGTGTATCTACTGTATATGATGAGGTGTTAGGTAAAAACCTAAAAAGACCTTTCTTACATGTACGTTACAGAGCTTCTAATATGGAAAGCAGAAAGTACAAAACTTGGACTACTGGTTCGGTTGGTGCTACTACTTCTGATTTAGATGCGATGGAAATGCACTTCTTATCAGAAAGATGTTTAGTAGTTCAAGGAGCGAATAACTTCTTACTAATGACTGCTGCATAAGCATTATTTATATTAAGGATCGAGGCTTCGGCCTCGACCCTTTCTTTTTATTAATTTTATTATATATTATATTATGGCAAAAAAACAAACAAAAGCCTCGTACCAAGGAGATCCTGGTGACGAGCATGTGGATCCGGTTGTAACACAACCAAAACCAAAAAGACAAGAACCTACCGTACAAAAAGCAAAAGATGGTTGGGTAATAAAAGACAGAGTATACAGATTAGTTGGAAGCAAATCGCCTTTAACTTTTACAATAAGATCTAGAGGATTATACTGGTTTGACGAAGAAGCTGGATACGAAAGAGAAATAAAATACTGTAGAAATCAAAAAACAGTATTTGTAGATGAAATGAAAGGAGATCAATTGCTTGGGTCTATAGTTTTTAGAAATGGTATTTTAGCTGTACCTAAAAACGAAGTTGTATTACAAAAGTATTTGTCAATATACCACCCACACAATGGTACTCATTATTTTGAAATAAAACCTCAAGAAAGAGCTATTAACGAATTAGCTGATATAGAATTAGAAGTTGATGCGTTAGTTGCTGCAAGAACACTAGATATAGATATGACTGAAGCAATTATGCGTGTAGAGTTAGGTTCTAGCGTATCTAGAATGACATCTAAGGAACTTAAACGTGATTTACTTGTATTTGCTAAAAGAAATCCTAAATTGTTCTTAGATTTAATGAAAGATGATAACATACATTTGAGAAACTTAGGTATAAAAGCTACAGAAAATGGATTGTTAACGCTTTCACCAGATCAAAGAATTTTTACCTGGAGTTCTAATGGTAGAAAATTACTAAATGTTCCTTTTGACGAACACCCATATTCAGCCTTAGCTTCTTGGTTTAAGACTGATGAAGGTATGGAGGTTTTAACTTCAATTGAAAAACAATTAAAGTAAAACAATAATATGTAATCACCCTTATATAGGGTGGTTACATTATTTTAAAAAAATATATATGGCATTAATAATAGCTGGTCAAACGACCATAAGTATAGATACAGTTTATCAAAGAGTTTTAGCTCTAGCTAACAAAGAGCAACGAGGCTATATTACGCCACAAGAATTTAACTTACATGCTAACCAAGCACAGTTAGATATATTTGAACAATATTTCTATGATTTAGCTGCTATGGTAAACATAAGTAAAAGAGCAGAAGCACCTCAAACAAGTCCTGGAGCTAACAACCCATTAGAACCAGACTTTGGAGATAGCGTTAATATACTTAGAGAAAAATTATCTATATATAAAGGAACAGACGTTGCTTTAACTTATAACGCTACTAACGGTAGTTTTACACTACCAGCCTTATCATCATCTATATATAGAACTGGTAGAATGTATTATTCTGGTACAGGAGGTTCTAGTATTCCATTACAACTTGTTGACTATTACGATTTAGATCATATAAAAGAATTATATGTAGCTAAAACTAATTCAAGATGGCACACTAATAATCAAGAAAATTTTTATTATACAGAAAACACAGATGGTACTTTTTCTTTATATAGAGAAAGCACAGGTAAAACACCACTAACAACTGGTTTAAAAGTAGAGGTAGTTGCTGAAGTACCTAGAGAAGTTAACTGGGGATATGTTGTTGTAAACGAAAGAGCTTTATACAACGCTACAACTTCAATAGATTTTAACTTACACAGATCAGAAGAAACTAACTTGGTTATAAAAATATTAGAATTAGCTGGTATAACTATAAACAAAGCAGGTTTAGTGCAAATAGCAGGCAACGAAGAAGCACAAAACGATAAACAAACAAAATAACATAACATGGCGGTAAACTTAATAACATTAACAGAGAAACAATATTTTGAAGGTCAAGACGGTCAACAGTTAACCGGTGATGACAGACAATATGGTAATTATCAGTTTATGAAAATTGATGATGTTATCAATGATGTTCTAGCATCTTACTGCCAACAAGGTCAAATACTAGAAGGAGTTAGAAAATCAGATGTATCTTACCATGCTTACAGATCAATGCAAGAACTAAGCTTTGATACGTTTAGATCTGTAAAGTCTATGGAAATAGAAATACCACCATCGTTAGTTATGGCTTTACCAATAGATTTTGTAGGTTATACAAAAGTCACTTACAAAGGTGATGATGGTATTGAAAGAACTTTAATGCCTGCAATTGTAACTAGTAACCCTACGCCATATCAACAAGACAACGATTATTACATAGAGTTTGATAGTAATGGAGCAGCAACACATGCTAGTGATTCTAACACGTGGTTTGATTATCATGGTAATACTGTAAACACTGGTGTGCTAAGTGGTATCACTGGAGTTGCAACACCTCATCAAAATGACGCTGACCAATATGATATATACGACTTACAAGAAGGACAAAGGTTTGGATCTGAACCAAGACACATGAATGCTCATGG